ATATCCTTTCGCAGCTTCGGTGTCATGCCCTCCTGGCGAGCGACGATGCGCTGCACGACGGCGACCGTTACGCCAGCGGCTGCGGCGGCTTGCGGATGCGTCGTGCCGCTCACCAGAACATCGCGCAGCACCGCTTCGCACATCTGCTGCCGCGTTTCGTATCGACCCGTCTGCGGCGGGCGACCCCGCACCTTCATCTGAGACATCGGTAGTTCTCCTGTCATCCGTTTGATGGTTTCGATCATGTCGAGGGCCGTCCAGGCCCACCCCGGTATGCGCGTGCTTCCCTCCTTTTGAATCCACCGTGTGAGCGTTCGCCGCTCGATGTCGAATGCGCGCGCGAACCAGCGCTGCCATCCGTAGGCCGATCCGTATGCCGCCTCCATGCGGCACCGGAACCTGTCTGCGTCATTCTGCTCTTCGGTCATCTGTGCCTCCTCATTTCGCACGATATATGGTCGTCGGCTTTGTTACGCCAGCCCGAATTTCGGATGAGATCTCCTCGCTCTCGACTAGCGCCTTCAGAATTGCCTCGCGATCTCGCGGGTTCAGAAAATGCGTCCGACGAAATAGCTGGCTCTTGGTGATCCCCTCCTCGCCAGCCGAGCGGATGATCTCGATCGTGCGCTTGGTTTTTGCTTCCTCTGCGTTGTCCGCGACGTGCTGCTCGATCCCGCTGCACAGCAGATCGACCGACCGCTGCACGACGAGATCGGCCCACTTCACGTCATTGGCGTTTACACGCGCATCGCGCGTGTCGCGCGAGACGGCGCGGATCATCGCAAGGCGGGCCGTGTGTTCCCATTGCCGCGCCATGATCGAGGTGTAGTGCGTGCCCGCCGCGCTGCGCAGTCGGTCGGTGATCTCCTCGTCCAGAGCCTTCATCGCAGCGTTCGCCTCGTCGTCGAACGGCACGGTGATGATGCGCGCGGGCTTCATGTCGCCCGCGCCCATGTGCGACGCGAGGTTCTTGCCGTCCGCCTGCCCAGGCCAAGCGATCGCCTGAAGTGCCTTGATCAGATCCTGCGAGATCTCGGGCTGCGTAGACATCTGCGCGTCTGGATAGCTCTCCGCGCTCTCGAACATCAGGAAGCGTGCGAGCGACCCGTCGATGGCGTTTGAGCTTTGCAGCGCAGCCCAGAAGTGCCCAGGCGTCGTCGTCGCATGGATGCAGACGCAAGGCTGGACGATGTCGCGGCGCGGACGCTCTTTCTGGTCCGCGTATTCAATCCCCAGGAAGACGCCGCTGGCTGACGTGTATAGCTCCGTTAGGTGATCGAGGATCTCGGTCAGGTAGCGCGGGGCCTTCTTTCGATCCGCGACGCCAGACAAGAACATGCCGAATTCGTCCTGCTGGAACAGGATCGCCGGATGACGGAACGCTGCACTCAGCAGACCGCTGCCCGAGGCGATCTTGTTGCCGCCCAGGTAGTCACCGAGACCGGCCTCCGAGAATGCGAGGTTGATCACCTCGCGCGCGGCGTTCTTTCCCGCGCCGCTGTCCGCGATGCCGATGACGTAGACGTTCGACCGGAGATTGGTCGGCGTCGCGTAGCGCCGCCCCATCAACACGCCGATCGCCGCGATGCACGCGCCGACAGCCAGGATCGGCTGCGGGCGACGCGCGGACTTGATGATCGTGTCGAACATCATCTGCATCGCGCCGCCGAGGTCGAAATATCCGACAGGCGCGGCCTTCGGCGCGGGTCGCTCCTGCGGCTGCGGCTGTGCCTTCTTCTTCTTTCCCGGCGCATGCTTCTCGATAAACGCACTTACATCGACAGCAGGCTCGGGCGGCTGCATGCCGAGCCGCTCACGCAGCCATTGCGTGGCGCTCTCCAGATCGCTGCCCGCCGCCGCCATGACGAGGTCGAGCGGCGTGTAATTGCGCCCCTCGCCCCAGTCCGTGATGCCCTGCGGATGGATCGAGACGTTTGCGCGCTCGCATCCGCGCCAATGTGCGATCACGCGATAGCTGCCGTCGCGCCGCGCCTTCGACATCGGAAACAGATCCGGCACCCAGGCGTCGAAGTTCGACATCGCGGTGTCGTTGACCTCGCGCCAGTATGCGTTGCCGTCGCCCTCACCGGACGAGCGGCGCGTTGTCGGCTCGCGGTCCTCTTCGGTCTGATACGGACGCACAATGCGCTCGATCTGCTCGATCAGATCAGCGGGAAGCTCAGGCAGTTCGTCTGCGGACACGCCTTCCAGCGTGTCGGGCGTCAGCCACGAGTATTCCATGCCGTCAGGATGCAGCGTCGGCGGCAGCACGGTCTGCCGCCCGTGCGACAGGATCTCGATGACCGACTGCCTGCCGACGTTCCATTTGCGCGACGGCAAGTCGCTCGCGCGATAGAATGCCGTGTAGCCCTTCGCGCCACGCTTGCGGACGGGGCTGGGCGGGATCAGCGCTTCGAGCGCGGCGCGAAGCTCGTCGGGACCGTAGTCGAAATCGATTGCGATCAGGTTCGACGCCTTGCCGAGCGCGACGCAGACGCCAGCGTCGGGCCAGCCGTTCCATATATCGATCTCGAACACGGTCGGCAGTCGGTCGCAGTAGCGCTGCCAGTCGATCATCCCGCGCCACTCGCCGCGCGTGAACTCGCCGGGGCGCTTCTCGCCGGGAACGATCGGGATGACGCTGTAGCCGCTGTCGATGAGCCGCTGCGCCACGCGCGCGTAGGGCGACTTCATTTGCGCTCTCCCGCAAGATGATCGAACTGATAATACAGGCGCGACGACGCATCTTGCGGCGCGCGCGCAATGAAGGCTGTAACGAGCGCTTGAGGGCCATATCGTTTCTCGGCTGCGACGCGCACGACCTGAGTGTCGTCGCGATAGACGATGCCGTTCAGAGCGTCGAGCCACGCCTTGAGAATGTTGTCGAGATCTGGCCGCACCGTGTGCGCGATTTCGCGACCGATCGCGGCGGCACGCTTCTTCTGGCTCCATGACGCAGGCGGCTCGAAGACCGCGAGAAGATCGACGCGAACGGGTCCGTCGAACGGCAGAGACATGAGACCGCTCAACGTCTCGACCTCTGTGCGCGCAGCGGCACGCACGCGCTCCTCATAGCTCGCGGTCTTGTCCGGTGTTCTCATGTGTATCCGCAGCTTGCCGCCGCGAGCGCGCCGCAGCGACGCGCGAGGGCGTCCCTTCGCGACAGGCTCGCCCGCAAGAGATATCGTGATCATCGTGCCGTCCTCCTTCAATGAAGGCTGAGAACATGAGGGCTTGACGCCCCCACGTCAACGCCGCGCGACTGAGCGTTTACACGCTCAGGAAATTTTCGATGTTTTGTCCTTGCGTGAAGCTCTGCGAAGAAAATATAACGCCGACAGTTGAGTTGCGTTGAGTTGAGTTGAGTTGAACGAAATCGAAACCCAATCAGGAGATCGAACATGAAAGCCAACATGAAAGCCAAGAAGTCCGTCGCGCCGAAGGCGCGCACCGTCGAGCAGATTGCCGACGACCTCGCGAACGCGAAGCGCATCGAGAGCGATGCGAACAAGGCGCGCGTCGCCATCGAGGAAGAACTCATCAAGGCTCTCGCCTTCGACAAGGTCGAGGGTTCCTCGACCTATGAGGTCGGTGAGTACAAGGTCACGCTGACCGCGAAGCTCACGCGCAAGCCGACCGACATGTCGGTCTTCGTGGATGCCGTGATCGCGAACATCCCCGAGGCTCTGCGCCCGATCAAAATCAAGCCCGAGGTCGATTCGACCGGCTTGAAATATCTGCTCAACAACGAGCCGGATCTGTTCGCGAAGATCGCGAAGCATATCGTCACCGAACCCGCGAAGACCGCTGTCGCGATCTCGCGCAAGATCTGAAAGGAGATCTATCAATGGCTATCTCCCTGTCCTCCCTGCGGCGCACTTCGGTGCGCCGCCCGCCGCGCCTGTTCCTTTACGGCATCCACGGTGTCGGCAAGTCCACGTTCGCCGCTGCCGCGCCGAACCCGGTTTTCATCCAGACCGAGGACGGTCTGGATGCGCTCGACGTGCAGGCGTTTCCCCTCGCGAAGTCGTTCGACGACGTGATGGAGGCGATCGGCTCGCTCTACGAGGAGGAGCATGATTTCAGCACGCTCTGCATCGACAGCGTCGATTGGCTGGAGCAGCTTATCTTCAAGGATGTCGCCGCCGAGCAGAAGGTCTCCTCCATCGAGGACATCGGCTACGGGAAGGGCTACGTCTTCGCAGCGAGCCGCTGGGCGACGCTGCTCGAAGGACTCGATCTGCTGCGAAACGAGAAGAACATGGCGATCACTCTGATCGGCCACGCGCAGGTCCGCCGCTTTGAAGATCCGATGGTCGATGGTTACGACCGCTATTCGCCGGATTTGCACAAGGTCGCGAGCGCGACGCTGTGCGAGTGGGCGGACGTTGTCGCGTTCATCAATTTTCGCGTCGCGACGAAACAGATCGATGCCGGGTTCAACCGCAAGGTCGCGAAAGGCGTCGGCAGCGGCACGCGCACGATGTATTTGGAGGAGCGGCCCGCGTTTACCGCGAAGAGCCGCTGGCGCATCGGATCGGATTGCCCGCTTGACTGGGCGACGTTCGAGGCGCGACTGAACAAGGCGCAGGGCGGCGAGGATGCCGCGCCTGTCGAGCAATCCGAGCCTGACCAGCCGCACCCGGCTCAGGATGCACCGCAGAAGTCTGCGGTGAAACGCGGCACCAAGAAGGAGTGAGCTATGTCCGAAGAGAAGAAGGCGAAGAAGGTCGCTGCTGCGACCAAGGCTCCGGCGAAAGACCCGGTCGTCTACGTCCTGTATCGTGGCGAAGCCGAGATCGTCGGCGTCTGCACGCGCGCGGACACCGCGATGGAGACCATCTCGGCTGACCGTGACGTTCAGTTCGCGCGCGTCGCGATCGCGCGGCAGAAGCGTGGCACCCGCGCCTGATTGGCGCTGCGGGGCCAGGATCGTCCTGGCCCCGCTTTAATCGAACGAGGAATCACAATGGCAAATCTAGGCAGACGTTTTGACGCGGACGAAGTGCCGCCGAGCGAATATCAACCGATCCCCGTTGGCAGCTACCGCGCCGAATTCGTCGCGAGCGAGATCAAGCCGACGAAAAGCGGGAGCGGGCAATACATCGAATTTCAGGGCGTACTGCTCGACGGCGAGTATCAGGGTCGCCGCTTCTGGGATCGGATCAATCTCTGGAACGAAAATCAGCAAGCGGTGCAGATCGCGGAGCGCACCTTCGCGGACATGTGCAAGGCGTGCGGCAAGGGCGCGATCGAGGACACCGATGAACTGCATCAGATCCCGTTCGTGCTGAAGGTCAGGATGCAGAAGAACCGGGCCACGGGCGAGATGCAGAACGCATACGGATACGCGCCGGATGGCGAGCCGCAGGCTCCTGCCCGCGCGCCCGCGACGAGCAGGCCCGCGCCGCCATCGGCACACGCCCAGGCGACCCCCGCGAAACCCGCTGGGAAGCCCTGGGAGCGCAAGCGCTGACCCGTCCGCTACCCAACCCCCAGCCCGCTGGCTTTCGCTCGCCAGCGGGCTGATTTTCCGCCCTGGAGGGCACAATGGCAAAGCTCCCCCCGCTCGACCACAACGACCCCGTCCTCGACGCGATCAACCGCGCCCTCGAAGCGCAGCAGGAGGACACGCCCCGCGCGTACCTGGGCGCGTCCGCCATCGGCCAGTCGTGCGAGCGCAGGCTCTGGCTGGATTTCCGCTGGGCGCGCAAGCGGAGCATCGGGGCGGCGGGGCTGTGCGCGATCGACGATGGGCATCGCGGCGAGCGCATCATGGCGGATCGCCTGCGGATGGTCCCTGGCATCACGCTGATCACCGAGGACGAGAGCGGGAATCAGATCGGATTCGCGGACCTCGGCGGGCACTTTCGCGGCAACGCTGACGGTCTCATCGAGGGTCTGCCCCAGGCGAAAGCGATGCATGTCTGGGAGTGTAAAATCGCCAATGAAAAGAAATTCGAGAAGCTGATCGATTTGAAAACTCGGCTTGGCGAGAAGGCCGCATTCTCGAAATGGGACGCGACCTATTACGCGCAAGCGCAGATCTACATGCACTATCTGGGCGCGCATCGGCACTACTTGACTGTCGGCTCGCCAGGGGTGCGCCGCATGGTGACCGTGCGAACGGAATACGATGCGATGGCTGCGATGAACCTGATCGCGAAAGCGCAACGCATCATCGAGGCGCAGCGTATGCCGGTCGGCATCTCGACTGATCCGTCGTGGTACGAGTGCCGGTTCTGTCCTCATTACGACGGCTGTCACGCTGCTGATCGGAGCGCACCGACGAGCGCGGCGTCGAATTGTCGGACGTGTCTGCACTCGACGCCGCTGATGACCGGCGGCTGGCATTGCGCTCGCTTTGACAAGATGCTCGACGTTGAAACGCAACGCGCCGGGTGCCCCGCGCATCTCTACATTCCTGACCTGATCGACGGCGAGCAGATCGATGCTGGCGACGACTGGGTCGCGTACCGGCTGTTGAATGGCGAGGTCTGGCGGGACGGCAAACAGGAAGATTGACGCGGGGGAGGCGAGGCGATGTCTGATACGTTCAAAGCTCCAATCTTGCAGCGCATAGAGCGCGAGATACCGCATGTCGCCGGATATCTGCATGAGAGATACATTGAAGACCGCCGAAACGAAACCGAGATAATCGGAGATCTCAGGCGGCTCGTCTTGATCGTGCTGACCGAAGACGACAAAAGGATCGACCTCACCGCCCCCATTGCCAAAGCAGTTAAGGAAACGGAAAACGTGATCAGGCTGGCGTCGTGGAACGCCGACATGAATCTATCCTCTGCGGAGCTGAATGAACGAAGGGGGCGCGCGACCGCAATTCTGAAGCGGATATTCAGCGCTGACAAAGTCATGGTGATGGAGAATTTAGACGTGACCCTGCTTCGCGAGGGCGCAATGAAGCGTCTTTGCTTTGATGGGCGTCAGCGTTTTGCGGAGGCAATAAGGCTCGTCAATAGCGGCGTCAGCATTGACGATCTTCCCGTCGTGTCCGAAGACAACCACAAGACCGCCAGCGATCTCAGCGAACAAGATCGTCTCAATTTAGAGAAGAAAATTGCCGAGCTAGAAGATCGAAAAATTATGCTCGCGGACGACCTGAGAATCGAGAAGAGGCTTTCCCGCGAAGCCGCGACCGCTGCCGCCGCTGAACGCGAGCGGCTGATCAAGCTGGCCGAAACGGTGCATCGGCGAATGGACGAGGCGCAGAAGCTGCTGGCCGAGGCGAGGGCCGCGCAAAACGAAACCGAAAAGCAGGGTCTCCTGGCAAAGATGCGCGCCGCCCTGTTTAAACAGGAGGATTGACTAGGGGGCGCAGCGCCCCTATATAGATCCGGTCCCCCGGCATCCCGCCGGGGAGAGACAGGAGCTACCGATGACCATCACCCTCCGCGACTACCAAGCCCAAGCGATCCAGAGCATCTGGACGTGGTTTTCGACCCGCGACGGCAATCCTTTGATCGAACTGCCGACCGGCACCGGCAAGAGCCTCGTCATTGCTGGCTTGTGCCAGCAAGTCCTCGAACAGTACGAGGACTCGAAAATCCTAGTGGTTACCCATGTGCGCGAACTGATCGCGCAGAACTACGCAGAGCTTCTGCGGCTCTGGCCGGGAGCGCCCTCTGGCATCAACAGCGCTGGCATCGGTCGCCGCGATTTCCGCCAGAAAATCATCTTCTGCGGCATCCAGTCGGTTGCCGACCACGCGCATAAATTCGGAAAAGTCGATCTGATCTTGGTCGATGAGGCGCACCTGATCCCGCGCGACGGCGCGACCCGCTACCAACAATTCATCAGCGATCTGCGCGCCGCAAACCCGTATGCGCGCGTGATTGGCTTGACCGCTACCCCGTATCGCCTCGACAGCGGTCGCCTCGACCAGGGCGACGACGCGCTGTTCAGCGGCACCGCTTATAGCTACCCCGTCGTTCAAGCGATCAAGTCGGGCTACCTGTCGCCGCTCGTGTCGAAGGCGACCGGCATGAAGCTCGACGTTGCTGGGGTCGGTACGCGCGGCGGCGACTACATCGCTGGCGATCTGGAGCGCGCAGTCAATATCGATTCCGTCAACCGCGCCGCCATTCGCGAGGTCACCGAGTTCGCCGCGCGCGACGGTCGCCGCTCCTGGCTGATCTTCGCCGCTGGCGTCGATCACGCGCAGGCTCTCGCGGGCATCGTGCGCGAGCATGGCGTGTCGGTCGCGACGATCTTCGGCGACACGCCGAAAGCGGAGCGTGACGCGACCATCGCTGCGTTCAAACGCGGCGAGATCACCTGTCTGGTTTCGATGGGCGTTCTCACGACCGGCTTTAACGCGCCTGCCGTCGATCTGATTGCGATGTTGCGCCCGACGCAGTCCACCGGCCTTTACGTTCAGATCTGCGGTCGCGGGATGCGCCTCGCGCAGGGCAAGAGCAACTGCCTCGTGCTGGACTTCGCGGGCAACATTCTTCGGCATGGCCCGATTGATGCGGTCGCGCCGAAAGGCAAGGGCAAGGGCGACGGCGAGGGCGAAGCCCCAGTCAAAGAGTGCCCGTCGTGCGGCTCGTATGTGCATGCGTCGTCGTCCGAGTGCCCCGACTGCGGACACGTTTTCCCGAAGCCCGAGCCGAAGATCGCGAGCGTCGCGGACACCTCCGCGATCTTGAGCGACAGCACGCCGAAGTGGGTCTCGGTCACCGGCATGTCGTTCGCTCGCCATTCCAAGCTGGGCAAGCCCGACAGCCTGCGCGTCACCTACACGACGCGCACGACGAGCGTCTCGGAATGGATCTGCCTGGAGCATGATGGCTACGCGCGCGACAAGGCGCGCGCATGGTGGAAGCGCCGCGCGAGCAGCGCTGCGCCGAGCAGCGTGACCGAGGGCATGCGTCGGCTGAACGAGATCCGCCAGCCGAGCGAGATCAAGGTTCGTCAGGTCGGACGCTATTTCGAGGTGCTGGATGCGCGCGATATGCCCGTGCGGCAGAAGTGAGCGGGGGTTCATTTTCCAGACGCCGCGACACAGGCGGCGTCTGGGCGAGCCAGCGCAGCCAGAGTACTATTGCTCGATGAAATGCATGGACGGGAGAGACAACGTGATCGATCCGACGACTGACGAACTCGCCGCGATACAGGCGGGCGGGCACAAGGGCGGCGAGTACCTCGATGAGATCGGAAAGAGCGATCTCGCGACGCTGACCGAGCAGGAGTGGCTCTTGTTCTGCCGGTGCATCGTCACCGGCTACATCGCTGAGATGCAAGATCGCATCCAGCCACCGTTTTGATGGAGGTCGTGATGGACGACGATACGCTGGCAGAGCGCCTCGCGCGGGCGGATGTTGGGGAGCGTTTCTGGGGCAACGTGACGTTACACTTTCAGCGGCACGCTGTGGAGCGCTGGAAGGACACGATCAGAACGATCCGGCTCGCGGGCCTGTCGATCGTCGAGGCAGAAGATGGACGATGAAGCAGCGATCGATCTGCGTCGGCTGCGCTTACGCGCAATGGGATCGCTACCCATCGGGTCGGCTTGACAAGCGCAAGAGCGGGAAATGCACATGGACGCTGGATGCTAGATTGCCGAATGCGTTCTTCTGGATCGCCGTTCCGACGCCGATCGGAGGCTGGATAAATCGCGAGCATCCCGAAACGCTCAAGACAAAATCGCATTGCGACTTCAGAAAGGAAGATGAGAAATGAAAGAGGCATCAATCATCACGCTGTGCGCTGTCGCGTTCATCGTCGTCGTGACGTGCGTTGCGCTAGCGGTGCTGCGATGAGCAACTTTGCGTTCGCACTCGTCGTGCTTGCGTGCCCGATCAACGTGCCGGTCGTGGAGCGCGACTGCGTTGCCGTCGTCGCGGAGGTCGAGACCGTTGCAGACTGCCGCGCGCTCTACCGCGAGATCCAATCGACGATGCCCGAGGGAATGCGTCTCACGTTCCCCGAATGCGTGAGGAAGAAGAAATGAGCGAGCAGAAGAAGAAGAAGCCGGAACCACTCAGCGTCGGCATCGACGCGCTCGAAACTCAGGTGCGTGCGCTCAAGCGTGCAGCCGCGAAGCTGCACGTTCGCAAGCCCGCACGAGACGAGCCGAATGAGTAAGCGCGGCGGCTTTATAGCGGGCTGGACAGACAGCGCGAATTGTCGCGTCCACCTAAATCATCAGCGTGAAAAGGCGACAGTCGCGTCGGCGCAACAAAACTGGAAGGGGGCGCGCGACGGCGTCGATCCTGCTGTTCGTCGGCTCGCGGAACTGCTGGAGCCGCACGCTGGCTATCTGCCGAAAATTTTCAAGCGCGCGGGCGTCGAGCGATCGACGGTCGTGAAATGGGTGAGATGCGGCAAAGACCCGAAGCTGTCTTATTTTCGCGCGACGCTGAACGCGCTAGGACACGATCTCAAGGTAGTGAGGATGCGACATGCAATCGATGACGATGAGATGCCTGGAGACGCGCGCGAGGACGCTGGAGGCGATCGCGGATGACGCCGATTGGGAGCGCGACCACACGCGCGCGTCCGCGATCCGCCGGATCGCGCGCGACATGCGCGCCCGAGCGGCGGCGGGCGAGCGCTCTGAGCCGACGTTTTGAGGTGCTTGACATAGGGTCATGGTGACCCTATGTAGATGCCCAGGCCCGCCGCCCCGGCGGGCTGACCCTCCGATGGAGCCTCGCATGCCGTCCTTCTCTGACCTCATCCGCGCCCCGAAGATCGCCCCCGTCGCCGCGCCCGCGCCCGCGCCGGTCGTCGAGCAGCCCGCCGCCGACAACGACGACGGTGCCGTCACCGTCGCCGCGCTCGACGCCGCGATCCAGCGTTTCAACGCGCGCGTCGTCGCGGCGCATGCGCGCGGCGCTGCCGACTTCCGCGCCGAGCGGAATATCGACGCCTGCGCGTCGCTCGCGGCGGCGCTGCGCCGCTACGGTCGTCTGACCGAAAAGCAGGCGAGCTATGCCGCAGCCCTGATCGGCTGGTCGCAGCCCCAGCAGCAGGCCCAGGCCGATCGCCCCGCGCCGACCCAGCGTCCCGCGACCTGGGCTGCGCTCCAGCCCTTCGCGAAGCTGCTCGCGGGGCGGCTGGAGTTTCGCAAGAAGAACGGCGAGCCGCTCTGGTGGGTCATCTACGACGGCGTGCTGGTCGGCAAGGCCGAGGGCGGCGCGATCACGGGCTTCGGCGCGAAGATCCGCGCCGCCGGTCTCGATGCCGCCGACATCCTGGCTGCGCTCGACGAGTTCGAGCGCGACCCCGCCGCTGCGCTCAAGGCACACGGCATCGCGACCGGCTCGTGCGGCTGCTGCGGGCGCGAACTGACCGACCCAGAAAGCATCGAGCGCGGCATCGGCCCGATCTGCTGGGAGCGCGGCGGGTTCTGATCACCGTTTACACGACAAGCCCCCGGCATCCTGCCGGGGGCTAACCTCCGAAGGAGATTGACCATGCCGAAGACGACGAAGACGAAAAAGACGACCGCCACGCGCGAGGCGTGGCTCCAGCGGGGCGCAGAAATCCTGACGCGCACGGTGTTTCGCGACGCCGCGATCTCGCTGCCGCCGGTTCGCACTTCATGCTCGTGGCCCGGTGGCGGCAGCGCGCGCACGCGCATCGGCGAGTGCTGGCCGAGTAAAATGTCGGCGGCGGGGGTCAACGAGATCTTCATTTCGCCTCGCATCGCGGACGCGATCCAAGCGCTCGATATCCTGGCGCATGAACTCGTGCATGCGAGCGACGACTGCGCGAGCGGGCACGGCGCGGAATTCGTGCGCCGCGCGCGCGCCATCGGCCTGGAGGGCAAGCCGACTGCGACGGTCGCGGGCGCTGCGCTGCGCGCGCGCCTGGAGGCGATCGCCGCCGATCTCGGCTCGTATCCGCACGCGCGGCTGGATCTGTCGTCGCGAAAAAAACAGACGACGCGCATGATCAAGGTCTCGTGCTGCGACGATGATTGCGCGGGCGTGTTCCGCTGCGCGCGATCGCATATCGAGAAGGCGAGGAACAACCTGTCGTGCCCGTTCTGCGGCGGCGAGGAAGTCCAGATCCAGGGAGGCGAAAATGAGTGACGGGGGGAAGGAGTGGAGCGCTCAACCGAGCGCTCCGAAGCACGATCCGCTGATCGAGGCGTCGTGCGTCCGCATCTGCGGCGCACGCACGCAGGAGCAGATCGTCGAGGCGCTCATCTACGCAATGGCGTGCGCGTGCGTCGCCCACAATCGCGGATGGAGGATGACATGAACAACACATTCAACGGCGCGGCCATGCGTGAAGCGGCGCGCATCCTGTATGGACCGCAGGCGTGGTGCAGCCAGCTATCTCATCGCGTCGGCATCGCGGCGGGCACGATCCGCCGCTGGTCGGTCGGGGGCGGCAACCCGCCGCATCCCGATGTCGCGGCGCGCATCCGCGACGTGCTGCGCGAGCGGCTCGATCAGGCGGCGGATCAGATCCGGCGCATCTAGTGGCGCGTCGCCAGGGTGATCGCGGCGATCGCCATCTCCATCTGGCAGTCGATCGCGCGCGCGCGGGTCTCTAGGTCGCTCGCGTCGCGCGCGAACCGCGCGAGGTCGAGATACGTCGCCGTCGCGCCGCAGCGCTCGCAGCTGTAGTCGGCGCGCGAGCGCTTGCCCT